AGCAGCTTGTGCAGGATTCTGAGTAGCACCAGAGCCTTGAGCAAGTCTGTTAAGGTAGTCAGTCATAAAGCCGTAGTAGCCTTGTTGACCAGTCTTTTGGAGAGCCAGTTGTTCGTTACCAGAGTACAACTGACCACTAGCAGCAGCACTACGCTTAGAAGCCTCCATAGCAGGGTCTAAAACACCTGATTTGTATTGGCTATACCCAGGCATCTGTGTAACGTCAGTCTGTGCTCCAGGGGTTAAAGCACCAGCATACCAACCAGCTAATGTATTTCTGTATGGAGAGAATGGATCAGCCATCTGTTGTGCTTGAGCACCAGTAGCTGTACTGCCTGGTCCAAAACCTAAAGCACTAGATACACCACCACCTGTTAAGGAGTTGATGCCTGAAGCTATATTTAATATAGAAGAGAAACTTGATAAATCCATTTTACCTCCAGCACTACTCAAAATAGAAGAAAGACCACCAGCTCCTTGTGCAGCATCTACTGCTGCTTGAGCTTGAGCTGCTCCTGTTGCACCACCTATACCACCTGCTGTAGTACCATTACCAGCACCAGTAGCAGCCATATCACCTAAAGCTGTTTCAGTAACAGCAGGTGTGACAGCGGGAGTTACAGCAGCAGGAACAGCAGTAGAACCAGCAGCCGCTGCACCAACAGCAGCACCAGTACCCGCAGCTGCTGTAGTACCAAAAGCTGGTAGTTCAGTTGCAATAACAGATCCACTAGTTACTGGAGCAGTAACAGCACCTCCAACAGGTACAGTTTCTCCAGCAGTGGTTATATAAGCACCTATCTCAGGAGCGTAGTAAGCACCAGCAGCAATCAATGCGGCCGTAGTCCAACCACCAGGGATAGTTTCCCTAACAGTCTGATCAATACTTACCCCAATGTCACTAACAGTGTCGATAGCACCTTGACCGAGGTCACCAACAGTATCAATAACATTACTTACAGCACCACCCATATCATTCCTTTATATACTATGTCTTTGAGACATAGATGAAAGCCTTTGAACCGTCTAATAGAACTATCTGACATTTCTCAAGCCAACCAAATGATTGGGCAAATTTTGCAAGTTTAATGTCATCCTCTCTAACTAACGCTACGATAGGCTTGCCAATTAAATCTTGTATAGAAGCAAAATCTTTTTGACAATCTTTCTTAACTCTAGCTGACCATCGTCTGATGTCTACATGAAGCCACAAAAGATTATCAAAAAACTCTAAGTACACTGTGTAATCCTTTCGGATACATATAGGTACCTTTCCTGCTTTTAATTGGGTCAATTCTACTTCCTATATCTTCCACCACCAACTTGTTGTTCTTGATCCATCTCACCTATGCGGAAGTCTATCTCAGCTCCGTCTAGACGCAAAGCAACATTGCTGGTACAGAGGAACTCCCAAGCTCTACGTCTGTCTGCACCACTGAGATATATCTGTGATCTAGATGCACTGAGGTCTATAGATCTGTAAGTAGACCAAGTTTGATAGTCATCACCACTATGACGTACTTGCATAGTTCCAGCAACCTTGTCACCAATGATCTCTAACCTACCATAGAATTTACGCTTAGTAGTTCCGTTGTCAACAATGTCAGTTACTGTTCTACAGTAAATAGCTTGTCCAGCATCTTGGTAAGTATTGGTATCAAAGTAATACAGCGTAGCCACATCATCGTCTAAGACATAAGGCACACCATTTAAATCAGCATAGTACGCAGGTCTAAAGTAAGACTCTTGGTACGTACCTGGGTTAGGCTGGTCACTAGATTGCATAGCGTACTGTGTCCATCTGTACCACATCTTTTCATTGATGTCGTACACTAGTGTTTGATTAGTGTTATGCAAACTTAAGATGTACAAAGTATGTCCACTTATCGTATAACAATAAGCACTAACTCTATCTAAGCCATCAGCCTCTAAATGCTTGTCTATGTGATTAGTAGAAACCCTAATAGGTGCTACACCATCCATTATGTAGACAGAACGACCATAGGTCTTACTAGTACCAACCCACAACACAGTGTTACTAGTAGCAACAATACTATCTCCACTAGCACAACCAACTTCAGAGGTATAACTTTGAGCAACAGCTAAAGGAGAACCTGTAGGGTTGCCATTGTCATAGAAGAACTGAGTACTAGAAAGACCAAAGGCTACAAGGTAGTTAAGGTGTTTAACAATACCTATAAGGGTATCTGTAGTCTGTTCAAAGCTAATGTAGCTAAGAGCATCCCAAGTAGTTGGGTCACCTAAATTGCAGTTGTAGATACGATTGTTACTAGTACCAACAAAAATATAGTTGTCTAAGAACACACAGCCAGATACATACGGAGATGTAGGCAAAGAGGTCATAGACACAAATGCAAATGACTGGTTAAGTAGATACCCTGTAGTTCCATTGTGGAAGAACAAGTAGGTGTCTAAGAATGTTTTAACAAAGTAGCTTTGATTAGTTGTACTAGATGTACTACCAAGATTAGCCACAGCGTAGCTAGAACTAGGGTTAACGCTATACACAGTGTTATTAATAACAGCAATTAACTTGCTATTAAACCCAGCTAGTCCTTGGCTAGGTGTGTAAGCAGGAGGAGTGATGCTAACAATCTGTTTAGCTACAACCAGTCCAGGTCGTTTAACAAACTCCCTCTTTTGATCCCTAGTCTCAAACATACAGTTTGCAGAGAAAGAGTCCTTAGTAAAAGTCCCATCACGGGACTCTATAGGCTGCGTTAACGGGATACGTTCCGTAGCCATAGTTATCGTCCGTAAGAGTTAGGAGAAGTAGATCTAAAGTCTGGAGCAAAGAATGTACTGTAAGCCTCTACATCCCAGTCAGACATTTGGTTCTTATAGAGGGTAGCTCTCTGAGCTATCTCTTGTCTAGCGTTCATAGGCACACCATACTCCATAGACAACTGGTCTGCTAAGTTCCACACCAAACAGTTCATCCATTCGTTAGGGAAGTCAGGAAGTTCACTAGCTGAGCTTATGTCATTGATAGGCATCTGAGCTACTAGATGTAGTTCTATATTAGTTTGGGCATTGCTATCAGGTGTTAAGTACACGTACAACAAGCCATTGATTTTACGAGCATCATAGAAGATGGTGTTAGCTGTACCAGTAGAGAACTTAGAACCTAAGACGTTGTACTCTTGTTTAGACACAAGCATTACGGGTGTATCTATGTACGGAGTACTTTGAATGTTTCTATAGAACCCTTGGATAACTTTTAAAGGTTTATCTGTAATAGCTGTACTAGGAGCTAGTGAGTCATACATCAAGGTAGATGTAGCACCACCTAGGACATAGCTAGTCTGTCCAGAAGTAAGGGGAATAATAAGTTCTGATACTTTCCACAACTTTAAACCATCTGTGTTGAATTGTTTGATCAACAAATTTAAAGATATGGCAGCATTAGACACAGTGTTAGCGTCAGGTGTATCCCCAATCTCAAGCACTCCTAGTTTCCTAAGAGCTAAGGATATGATTTGATCACGAGTAATGCTGTAGTTGGAAGCCACATTAAATCCTTTGTTCTTCTAACTGTGCTTGATAAGCTGCAATTACTTCAGCAGTCCAAGCAACATTACAGATAGCCACTACATTGGCTGGTTGACCTGTTAGGTCTTGTGCTGGTGTTAGGCTTGTACGATGGTATGTTTGTGCTATCTGCTCACCATCTTTTAGGATGCGTGTTGCTTCCCGATACAAGACTATGCCGTTTTCGGTTACTGTGATTTGATCAATGACTTTGGTTTCTGTGAATGTTGACATTGTGATTTTCCTTTTAGCTTGTTGCAATAGTGATTACAAAACTAATCCAGTTAGAAGACGCATTTCCTGATGAAACGATTTGTGAACCCGTTCCCATTGTGACGTATTCGACAGTATTTCCTGAGCAATATGGACTAGTGTTTGTAATTACAGCAAGATTTGTATATGGAACACCACCACCGCCATAAGCACCATTACCAATATTGCCCTGTGAAAATGGCAAGCCTCCAACAGAAATACCAGCACCATTTGCAGTACCACTAAATTGAACTCGACCAGAAATATTTACAAATCTACCAACTTTTGTATACCAACCGCCTTGACTAGCGTAACTAACACTTGTGTAGCCACCCACAATGGTTGGTGTCCAAGTCCCTTCCTCATAATCATCCAATGTGTTTGCGTCAGATGATGCTGATTGGGCTGCGGGGAAAGTAATCTGTCCACCAGTAAGATTGATAGTAGGTATCGTTGCCTGACCAGTCATGGTTGGTGTTGCAATCGTAGGACTAGTCAGAGTCTTATTAGTCAGGGTATCTGTGGTAGCACGACCTACCAATGTGTCTGTCGATGTTGGCAAAGTCAGAGTACCAGTATTCGAGATTGTGCTAATTACAGGACTAGTGAGAGTCTTATTAGTAAGCGTCTGAGTATCAGTTGTACCCACTACAGCACCAGCAGGATTACCTACTCCACCCGCAGGGAAGGTTACGCCACTTGTGCCGTCAATAATTGTTGGCATATTAGTTTCCTTCTAATGCCGTAATACGGGCGGTTAGAGCAGCTAATGCTGCGGACTGTGCGTTGATTGTTTCTGCTTGTGTGTCGTTTATTGCTTTTAATTCTTGGATTGCTTTAATAAGCATAGGAACAAACACAGAATATTTAACCGCTTTAGTAGGTACTAAGTCACCGTCTTCATTGCTACTATTTGTTTGCTCAACAATATTTGGAAAAATTTGCTCTACTTGTTGGGCAACAACGCCAAGTTTTGTCGGAACATCAGAGTGTTCTTCTTTCAATGAATACTTAACAACCTCAACCTGCAACAATTTATTGAGGTAGTTTGAAGCAGGTATAACATTTTCTTTTACATTTATATCAGAAATTGTTCCGTAAGTACCTGTTGTGTTATAGCAAGAACCTGCATTTGATACTTGAAATCTGTTAAGTAAAGAGCCGCCACCAGAACCTCTTAGCCATAGATATAAATCCATGCCCCAACTACCTTGCAAGTTTGAAGTTAACAAACCCGCCATAGCATCCTCAGATGCAGAAGCACACCAACCATACCCATAGTTTTTAGCATCTGTTGTGCCGTCTGTATTTGCTGTACCTGTTGGCTGTGAAAAATGCCCCGCAACATAAACTTTAGCCCCATTTGTAGAACTTGTTGATGTTTTATTTACAAGCAATCTACCGCTAGAGTCGATACGCATACTCTCTGAGAAAGACGCAGTATTTCCAGCAGTTCCACTAGCCGCATAGTACCAACGATGTGAACCAGAAACTAATTCATAAGCAGATACGGCAGAACCAGTAACAGCGTATTTGTTTCCCCCGTTGTAGTATGTTCCAGCACTAATTTGTAAATCTGCCGCACCAATTCCCCATAGCGTATTGCCAACAGTTCCAATTTCTAATGCTTTACCAGAACCAGTAGCACTAGGCGTAACACCAATTCCAACATTCTGTGAAGTATCAACAGTAATCGCAGTAGTGCCAGCAGACTGCAAAGTTAGTGCAGTAGCAGATGCAGATGAAAGTGAACTGATAGTTGGAGTTGTTATCGTAGGGCTAGTTCCCAATACATTAGCACCCGTACCTGTAGAAGTCGTTACTCCTGAACCCCCAGAAGCAACAGGAAGAGCATTGGTTAATGTAACAACTTGAGATGCACTGATGCTCAGTGCTGTAGTACCAGCAGTTTGAAGAGCTAGAACACCACTAGTATCAGCAGTCTGTACTAACCCAGCTGATGTTGATGCGTTAATGGTTGTGGTCATTATTGTGTTCCTTCGTCTGCGGGAGTAGGCGTGTTGCCTTCAGCAACCCACTTTAA